TCTCGCAGCTCTCGCTTGTCGGCCCGGGGGTTGGCCTTCAGCTCTTTCCGCATCTCGTCTTTGATGATGGACTCGGACAGGACGACCGGCTTCTTGTCCATCGGGCCCGGGTCGTAGTTCACGCTCCCCGACACGGACATGCGGCGCTTCTTGGCCACATTCAGCACATCGTCGTTGCTGGTGACCCACGCGGCTGGGTCACGCCATCCACGCTTGTCCGCAATCCCGGCGCAGTAGTACTTGCCCGAGATGTTGATCCCGGCCTTCCTGGCCTCACGGACCATGTACTGGGCCTGGAGTTTCGGCAGAGTATCCAGCTGCTGGTTGTTCTGCCGACCCTCCAAGAACGCCCTGTCGGATCCCTTCGTCCCCGGCGGAATGCGTAGGGCACACATCTCTGCAAACCGAGATGCTTGGCCGTCCGCAATCATCTTCCGATAGTGAGCCTGGACCTCGGGGCGGGCGCAGGCAATTTCAAGGGGTAGATCCATATAGGACTATTGGGCGGGAGGGGCTTCTGGGGGTTGCTCGGGAGGAGGTTCTTGTCCAGGCGGAGGGCCAGGGGGAGGAGGCGGTGGAGGCGGTACGAGGAATTCGGACACATCCATCTGGTTGATCCGGCCCCATGTAGTCATAAGGCCGTTGAACAGATTCGGCTGGCCTGCCTGGAGAAGCCCCTGGGCCACCGGCATGGCGATCTGCAGGAAGTTGTTCAGGTTCTCGGTCTTGGTGGCGATGTTCGGCTTCCTCGCAGAGCCAGCCTCAACGCGGTAGGAGTACTCGCGGACGATGTTCTCCGGGTTCTCCTGCTGTACGTGCATCGCCCACGCCTGCGCAGCCATCGGGCCCATGAGCGGCTCAACGTCCTGCGGGTAGATCAGCCAACGGGCGAGGAGTGCTTCCTTGCGTGCCACCTCGGACAGGGCGTCTTCCAGCGTGTTCGCATAGTCGTCGGGCCTGACCGAAATCTGTTCGCTCTTCACGGCCGCTTCTGCAGCACTTCTGAAGGAACTTCTGGTCATACCGTAAATGAGTTCTGTCAAACCAACACGCCGATCAAACAGCTGCGTCACTTCAGCGATGATCTGGTACATGTCCTGGGTGACACCAGGCATCTGGAAGACAGAGATGACGTCGTTCACCGACCGGCCCACGGCCTCGGAGATTTCAACGATGTTGAACCCGCCTTCGTTCCGCTCCAGAATCTTGGCCTTGAGATCCGGGTCGGCTGCCTTGGCGACACCAATCAGCACCTGCGACGAGGTGGCAATGCGGGTCGCAAGGAAGCTCATCGCCCAGTTGATGAACCGCAGTTCCCCGATACCGGGCTTGATGATGCTCACCGGCCATGAGTAGCCCGGCTGCCCATGCCAGGCGAGGAGCGTGAACGGCCACCCGTTTGGCTCGGCCCAGAATGGGATCGGCCACTGGGCCCGCATGAATAGTTCTTGCGGCACCCCGGTTTCATCAACTTCTTCCTGGAGCAGGGCAGGGGGGGCATTCAGCGGGAAGTCCACGCCCTCGGCAACGACGATGTAGCAGTTCGGCCCAAGCGCATCGAACTTGCCGCGGAGATCCTTGTCGGCCTCCTTGAGCCGATCACCGAATCCGGTCTTGGAGTAAATCTCCCAATAGCAGATCAGGTCGTTGGTCTTGCCGTTCTTCTTCTTGTATTCGTAGCCCCGAGTGCCTTCGTCAGCGCGGGCGGAGTAGGACTCAACGTGCCCCTTGAGATCCTCTCGGGTCAGGCCGAATTCGGCGGCGACCTCATCAATCGGACGGACCCTACGGCGGGCGGCCCAGCGGATGTCCTCAAACTCATCGGCATCCGGATCCCAGACCAGGTTGTCGATGGAGTCAAAGAACGACCCCGCCAGCTTCACAGTCGCCCCTGGAGGCTGGTAAAGCTCATGCCACCAGACGCCAGCGCCCTTGATGAACGCCTCGTCCACCACCTTGCGGGAGTGCTTCTTCAGGTCCAGCTCATTGGGCGTGTAGTTCAGATAATCCGAGAGCAGCTGGGCGATAACCTTCCGCCGCTCCCACATCATCTGCTGCTGCTGTACGCCCTGCTCGTACTGCTGCATGCCAGGATCGGGCATCATCACCGGCTGGCCGTCTGGGCCCATGACCGGACCTTCTGGCCCCATCTGCGGAACAGGGGGCTGCGGGAAGATCCCGAGGAGCGCCGGCCCGATGATCGGGTACTCCTTGGGAGTGACAGTCCGCTGGGGATTCCGATGGTGGATGACCGAGCCGAAGAGGCGCACGGCCTCCCAAACACGGTTCACAACCATCCGAAACGGCGGCGGGTCAATGCCCTTGTTGTAGCCCTTCTCCCCACGCGCAGTCTCGTTGCCCCACATGGCGTCGGGGTCCGACGAGTAGAACCCCAACGCCTCCTTGGCGTCTCGGGAGAAAGGTGCCTTGTGCTTCTCGCCCAACTTGATGACTTCAAGCCAGCGTTTGACAATCGGGCGCAGCGGATTCTCGTCAGACATGCACAGTCTCCCTACTGTCTATTGCCCGTTTCAGCCCTTTTTCGGGGACAGGGCCGCGAGCTTCTTTTCCAGCATGGAAACACGCTCCGACAGGATCGCCACGGCCGGATCCTTGGCCCTATGCTCCCAAAGCCCGTACTTCTTCCACTCGGGGAATTCGTTGACCCCCTCGTCCGTGACATGGTGGACCGAGGGCTTCAGCGTCACCCCCAGTTCACCTGACATGGCGAACAGGTTCAGCGTCCGAGACCCGGCCTTGCAGACCAGGGCAGGGACAGGGTCAGCGTTCTCATGGACATAGAACAGCACAATCTCACCGACATCAGCCTTGGGCATCTCGTAGTTCATTTCAAACTTCCTGTGGGGGCCAATAAAATGCACGGGTCTTCGGACTTCTTCTCTCTCGCCAATCGATCTGCTCGCCACTTCACCCACCACGGCTCTTTGCCGGGCTTGTTCGGTGGCTTGTGGTATTTGGGCTCGTAGGCACAGAGGTACTCGGCCGACTGAATGCTGTGGCAGTCGCCGCGTGTTTGCGGCATGTCGGTCACGTACACCACGCCGTTGACGGTGGTCGTCTTTTTGCGGTAGCGCCGGATCTCCCTGATGAGGTCAGGGCACGTTCCCTCCAAAACGCGGAAGCGGGTCGTTCCGTCGCCCTGCACGTGCATCATCTGCCGGACTAGCGATGTGCGGGCTGGGATATCGTCCGAGCCTGGTATGAACTGATGACCAGTGGCGGCGAACCGTATGCCACGCTTCTTCAGCTCCTCCGAATACAGCTCATGCGGCAGGCGCCCTGACCCGAGGTCTCGCAGCGAGCCGCCGTGCATGTCCATGATGGCGGCGTAGATGTACTGGTCATGGGCCTTCTGGGCGAACTTCTCGCCCCAGATGAGGGCGTTGCAGTGCCGTATATACAGCTCGTCGTAGAACAGGATGAATTTTTCATCTGGCGGGACAGCGCAGAACAGCGTGGACATGACGGCGTGGCCAGGGTCAATCGCCACGTAGCGAGTCCAGTCTGGCGGAACATGCCCATCCGGAAGCGCACTGCGCGACAGCACATGCACGGACGGATTGAACGACGGATACATGAGCGTGGATTCTGTGGTGAACTCACCTTCCGCACGCATGCGGAGTTCGTCTTGCCCGAGTGCGGCCCACCGCTCAATGTTCTTGCGCTGCTCTTCTGGATCAATGTGGGCGTTGTCCAAGAAGCGGAGTGTGAACTTCTTGATGATGGGATTTGCAACGCCTTCCTCTTCCGCCTTATCGGCTCGCTCACACAACCCGAGGAGGGCGTCGTTCTTGCTGTGAGGCATGGCAGACCAGACGAATCGCCCCTTACGGTCTGCAAGGCGGGCCTGCATTTCTCCCACCCATCGCTCGTTGTTGATGTCCTCGTCAATGTGGACGAGGTCGGCCTGGAAGCCCTGCGGCGGCTCTCCCTCTGACGAGAAGCAGTAGATCGTCCAGCCGTTCGTCAGCTCTGCCTTGTTGAGATACCCGGCGTTCTTCTGCACCCAAGACATGTCTTTGATCAGTCTTGGCGGAATCAGCGGCGGGGCTGGCTTCGACTCGTTTTTGCGAGCTGCATCAGCGGCAGGGTTAAACGCCCGCCATGCACCGGTCACCTCGTCTTTGATGATGCGGAAGGCGCCGGCGCGGAAGAGCATTGGCACAATCACCATGCCAACATGGACCCAATTTTTCCCGATGAGGACTAGATTGCCGCCTTCTTTCGGATACTTCCCATAGGGGTCTTGGCCGGTTGCGGCGCGTGCGTCTTCGATGAAGGTGGCGGCGCTCTTGCCGCTGTTGTGGTTCGGCACGCCATCGATCAGGTAGTTGTGCGTCCCGACAACCTCAAAATCCCAGACTTCTCCTTGCCCCAAATGCTCGCAGGCGGTAATATACACATGTTCATTGCCGCCAACAGGAGTTTCCGATGGGCATTCACAACAGGATCGACTGGCCGGTTGAGCAGATGCGGAAGTGGTACGAGGACGAGCGCAAAACAGTGGAAGAGATAGGCGCGCTTCTCGGTCGCAGCGGGAAGGTTGTGAACAAGGCATGCAAGAGACTTGGATTTCACATGCGCCGCAGGGGCCCAAAGAACGGACCAGAGCACCCTGGCTGGAAGGGTGGCCGTCAGGTGGACAAGGCTGGCTACATTCTGATCTACGCCCCTGATCATCCGTGCTGCAACAGCGGCGGCTATGTCCGCGAGCATCGGCTTGTGTGCGAACGTGTTCTCGGACGGCACCTGCTGCCAAACGAAGTCGTTCATCACAAGAACGACGATCCAGCGGATAACCGCCCAGAGAACCTCCAGGTATATGACTCAAACGCAGATCACCTTCGGGAGACTCTCGCAGGTAAATGCCCGAAGTGGAGCGAGGAAGGGAGGCGGCGCATTCGGGAAGCAGTAACTCGCCCACGGGTTTCCACTGGCCGTCGCCGGAAAGAACCAAGTGATTCAGGGTGCAGCGTATCTCCCCTCCGTTACTCAGGCGAAACGCATACAGGTCGTCCCAGCCTTTGACGAAAGGGCGCTTGGCCTGGGAAATCGCCACTCCGCCGCGCTTCAGAGATTCGACATGGAACCACCCGTCGATCTCGCTGACTTTGTGGTAGCCGCAGTCGTACGGGTCGTAGATCAACTGGTCGCCAGCCAGGCATCTATTACCTCCGATCACCAGCCTTTCAGACGCCAGGCACCGATGAAACTCGTCCTGCTTGGGCATCGGCACGTACAGACGCAAGGCCTCTAGCCGGCGTTCTGCCAGCTCGGCCTGAACGTCCTTCATCTGCCCAAGGGCGTGCTGCGTCAGCCCGCCGATGGGAGCTTCGGGCTTAGGCGGCGGTGGTATCGTCGGATGCTTTTTCATTTACCTGTCGCATCGTCATGGGCGTCCACTCTCCGCAGCCCTGGTGCTTGTCCAACAGGGGAAATTCCCACATTCCCAATCGGGCTTGCGGCGGGAACCTCCGACATTCCCCCACCAACGCTTCCGGCTTCGACACTGTCCAATAACGGCAATCCTGGCACCTCATCAATCACCTCAACTTTCTGTAGGTTCATTGCCGCCTCCAGTACTTGGCGGCGGAGTTCTTGCTCCAACTCTTCTTCGCTCATTAGCTCAAGCGGCTTCTTCGCCCCGCCCATGGCCGTGTTCCCGACCACCAGGCGAACGACCGAGTCCAGCATCTTGGTCCGGAACGCACCGCCGGCAGGGGAGTCGTAGAACTGTTTGACGAATGCGTTGGTAAATCCCCTCACCCCGCCGAAGTACTCCATCATCACTTCCAGGAGTTCGGACGAGTGCGGGATGTTCGCCCCGCCGATCCGTGCCGAGGCGATGAAGAGATCGACTGCCCCCTTTTCGATCTCCTCCAGCTTCTTGTTCGTCTTCTTCTTTCTGGCCCCGCGTTCCTTCTTGTTGCGGCACTTGCGACAGCGGGCGTGAAATCCGTCCTTGGACTTGTGGAAGTACTGGGTGGTTGCAGGGAGCGTGGCCCCGCAACCGATGCAGGCCTTGTACTCAGACACTAGCGATCCAGACGTTTCCTATCACAGTGGGGACGAGCCCCGAGTCCTTCACCGCCCGTTGCACATCGGGGAATGAGTGGTAGTCATGGCCGGCGATCCAGTGCTTGGCCTTGGGCTTCCAAGCCTTGATGTCAGCCATGACTGATTTGTAGTCATGCTCGGCGTCGATGTAGACAATGTCGAACTTCTTGTCTGGCCACATCTCAGCGGCCTTGGGGGATTCGGCCTGCGCGTAGCCGATGTCGTACTTGGCCGTGTTGCGTTTGAAGACTTCCAGGGGAGCCCCCCGAGAGCCGTCGTACGCCTGGCAGCCCTTGTCGTTCTTCGACCCTTCCCATGTGTCAATGCACATCACGGGCCTGGCCCCAGCCTCAGACATGATGATCGCAGACCGGCCAGCCCAAGAGCCGACTTCGCACACGTACGGCATGGCGCCGAAGATGTTGTTGTGACGCTTGATCATGTCACGCAAGGCCTCGGCATCGGCCTCGGGGAGATCCATGCCCATCGGGTCAAAGGCGGGCGGCTTGTCCAGCTGCCGCAGGAGATCGGGGCTGGCCGCGAGCTGGACGATCTTCACCTCGGAGTCCACGTTGGCCGTGAAGGACTCCTTCATCTTCTGGGAGATGTGCTTGGCGTCGATGAACTGCGGCTTCGGTACGGCCTTGGGCTTCCAGTGGCTGGCCCAGGACGACCACGCGCAGTGGACCGGGTTGTAGCCGAGCTTCTGGATGCCAACGAGTGACAAGTCTCTGGTCTGTGTCACATCTTCCGTCGAAGCCTTTTGCGATGCGTACTTGTTAGACCACTCGTAGTAATACCACGGCTTGTCGGCATCGGTCTTCGGCTCGGTCAGCTCAAAGGCTCGCATGTCGTACATGATGAGGCCGGTTGGAAGTGCAGCGCACTCCTGCACGCCAGACATCTTGGCTGCCGTATGGCGGTCGTACATCTCCAGCTGAAAGTCTGGATTGGGGTGGTTGGACTGCATCGCCTGCCAGCGGAACACGTAGACGCACTCAGCAGGAGGCGGCCCGCAGTACGGAGCGCCAATGACGCACGGGCCCTTCGGGTAGTGCTTTACCAGGAAATCAAAGGCCTGCTCAAAGAACGGCTTGGCGTCCGGATCCTGCCCAAGCATGGAGTCGGGCTTCATGTCCGAGTCCACCATCACAAGCACATCACACCCACGCTCCCGAGCGTCCAGCACCGCCTTGTTGCGGCTCATGGTGATGGGCGTATCCGAAATGTTCCACATGTGAATGTGGGAGATACGCTCGTCCTGCGAGAGCTTGACAATCAACGGAGTCATCCACTCACGGATGTCCGGATGCTCGCTGGCGATGCCGCCGTTACCGCCGTAGGAGAAGGTACAAAAGCCGACAGAGAACTTCTGGATCATGCAACACCTCGGGGGATGGTGTGAGTGTACGGAACTACACTTGGCTGTCCACGCTCACTGGAACATGGCGGCGAACGGATTTTGATACCCGCCCTGCGACATCTTGCCGGCCTGGTCCCAGAGCCTTCCAAAGTCACGTTGCGGCGGTGGGCCGCCCATTCCCATGCCGGCCTGCATGGCTACGGGAGCGCGGGCGTCGTTGATGGACTGGACGAACGCATCTCGCTGGGCGAAGAGCTGCGACGGGTCCATCGGCTGACCCTTAAAGTCTCGGGTCGCCTGCGTGAATGGCTCGGGCCGCATATTAGGCGGCATGTTGGCGTAGTTGCCAGCGCCTGCTCCCATGGCGAAGGACGGCGGCAGCGTGCGAGTGATTGCCGGACTGAATGAGCCTGGCGATCCGCTCGGCCAGTCGCCGCCCAATGGTCTTGGGTTATATGGGTTGCTGCCCGCAACGTCTCCG